GATGAAATGGTGGGTAACGCAGAGCCGATATTTAGAACACTCACTATTTATTTTTATGTGTCAAGAGAGGGTATATCCGTGATGGAGAACATAGGAATACTTGGCGTACCCCTGCCTCCTGTGATTGCGAAGACACTTGAACAACTGCAACAGAAAGGAGAAGGGAAATGAAATATCCAATATCAGAACAACTTATTAAATTTAACAGATCAGGTCAAGCACTATCTCCGCAAGGCGTTGTTATCCACTCTACAGCAACCCCGAACGCCACGGCACAAAACGAACACGATTATTTTAACAGTGGTCATCGGCAAGCAAGTTCACATTATTTCGTGGACCCCACAAGTATAATTCGGTGCATCCCTGAAAATGAGCGAGCTTGGCACTCGGGACCCACTGCTAATGGTAAATTTCTAGCGGTTGAAATGTGCGAGATTCAGCCATTTACCGAAATGTGGAAGCGTGTCGTCTGGCTTGTTGCTGATATGTGTGTTCGTTACAAATGGGAAACTGGCCCTAATGTTTGGAGTCATCGCGGTATTGCGGAAATGAACCATGAAACAGATCATACGGACCCGCATGACTTCTTAAAGAAGAACGGAAAGAACTGGACACAGCTATTAGAGGCTATAGACGCAGAGATATTGCGGTTGAGGGCATTACCACCCAAGATAACCCCTGCCCCTCCTGTAGCCCCTCCTAGCCCCTCTGGAACATCAATTCTCGGCACAGATACCGTCACGGTCGAACAGTGCAATCAGTATATCCGCAAGAGAAATCCTAATGCGCCTGACATAGTACCTCTCTATAAAAATGTAGGTGGAATCTTAGGTATTCGTTGGGGTTATGCCGTTGCTCAAGCCATAAAGGAAACAAACTTTTTTAGATTTACTGGCGACGTAAAACCCGAACAAAATAATTATGCCGGTATAGGGGCGACAGGCGGCGTGACAGGTGCAACCTTCCCTACTCCAGAACTCGGAGTAATTGCACACTTGCAGCATTTATACGCTTATGCTTGTGATAAGCCTTTGACGATGACCGTTGTTGACCCTCGTTTTAGTTTAGTGAGTAGAGGAAGTTGTTCAACATGGGAAAGCCTTAACGGACGATGGGCAGTACCAGGCGTGGGGTATGGTGAAAGCATTGTTGAGATTTACAAGAAGATGCTTGCGGAAGTTGTGGCGGTGGATAAAAGAAGTCAGGTTATTGCCTTATTAGCCCAAGCCCAAGCCTTACAGAAACAAGCTATTGAATTATTGAAAGGATGATTCTTAAATTGCCAGAGATTAAAATAATGATTGGTTTACCACGTTCAGGGAAAAGCACATGGATTGAGAAAAATAAAACAGAAAAAGACGTTGTTCTTTGCGCCGATAAATTACGGTACTTGGTTTACAATCAGCGTTTTTGGAATGACGGAGAACCTTTAATGTGGAGTGTCCATGGTGTCGTTCTGAGGATGTTACTCGAACAAGGCAAGGATATAATTATTGACGAAACCAATGTGTCAGTAAACCGAAGAAAGCCGTTAATAGAATTGGCGAAGAAATACGGATATAAGGTTATTGGAGTTTGGGTAAGGACATCCAAGGAAACCTGCTTAGATCGTGCAGTATTAACCAATGATGAGGTCATCCCTCCGGTAATCCATCGGATGTGGAACGAGTGGCAGACACCAGAAATAGCAGAAGGACTTAACGAAATAGTACAGGTTAATTAAGAAAGGATGATATAAATGTTAGAAAAACTCCGCAAACCGACTATTATAATAGGATTCTTAGGTGCTGTTAAATTAGCCACGGATGCCTTCGGGTATTCGTTCTTGACCAATGAGGATGTAAACGCTATCGCCAATGGTATTTCTGCGATAGTGGCAATTATAGCAACCTTATTGAATAGAGATACTCCACAAGCGCAGTAACCATATACGGCAGGATAAAAGCGAATAAGACGATAAAATAGCAATGTGCATAATTTGCACTTTTCTTTAAATGTTTGGTATAATAAAAACGCAAAGGACAATACCTGAAAAGGCAAGCGCAAAGGCTGGAAACAGTAGTTCATACTTGAGGGTTAAAACCCCCTGATTGTCTTATACAACACATCAAAGGCTCTGTTATTCTCGAACGCTTGACATCTATTGTCGAGTCCGGTTTACCTAGAGATAATGGGGTCATGCATAGCGAAAGCCCTCTCCTTAATTGGAGGGGGCTTATTTTTATTCGCTAAAATGTATAAATATACGGATTGCTCGAAGAAAAAGATTGGACAAATATACAAGATATAGTGTATAATGCGCGTAGGGGGTGATTATGTGATAAGAGTTGATTTAAGTATTACGGATGCTCAAAAAAAGTGGTTGGAAGAACAGTCGAAGAAATTAGGGATTGGCAAGTCTGAGTTTTTGAGAAGGATTCTGGATAAGGAGATGAAAAAGGAGTAATAACTTTTGTGGTAATTTGAGGAGGAGAGAGTTTGGAATACGCAGAATTCCTGGATAAAAAGAAAATCATTACTCCTGCGGTCGGATTCGATGCGAAGGAGATAAATGAAAAGTTATTCCCTTTTCAGAGGGATATAACACGGTGGGCATTAAAGAAGGGCAGGGCGGCTGTATTTGCCGACTGTGGTTTAGGTAAGAGCCCCGTTCAACTTGAATGGGCAAAAAGGGTTTGTGTACTTACTGCCAATGTCTTAATACTTGCGCCATTGGCAGTAAGTACACAAACAGTTAGAGAAGGCGAGAAATTCGGGATTAAGGTTAATGCCTGTAGGAGTCAAGATCAAGTAAAGGCTGGCGTAAATATCACAAATTATGAAATGCTGAAACATTTTAATCCTTATGAATTTACTGGCATTGTTATTGATGAAAGTTCAATCTTGAAGTCTTATGATGCTAAAACAAGAACAGAAATCATTGAAACATTTAAGAATACACCATACCGACTAGCTTGTACCGCAACGCCAGCACCAAATGATTTTATGGAGCTTGGCAATCATGCTGAGTTTTTGGGAGTAATGAGTAGGTCGGAAATGTTATCAATGTTTTTTGTTCATGATGGTGGGGATACGTCGAAATGGAGATTAAAGGGTCATGCAATAGATAAATATTGGGAATGGGTTGCAAGTTGGGCTGTTTTAATACGTAAACCTTCTGATTTGGGGTATGAGGATGGAGATTTTATTTTGCCTGAGTTAAAAATGCTTCAACATACAGTGAATGTGAGTCAACCCACAGTGGGATGTTTATTCGCGGTAGAGGCACAGACGCTGCAAGAGAGACAAGCAGCTAGAAGGTCAAGCGTAGCTGATAGAGTGGAAAAATGTGCCGAACTCGTCAATGCAAGTGATGAACCTTGGATAGTCTGGTGCAATCTGAATATCGAAAGCGAATTATTAACCAAGTCGATTAATGGAGCAGTTGAGGTAAAGGGAAGTGATACGAGAGAACATAAGGAGAAATCCATTATTGATTTTATTAACGGGGATATAAAAGTATTGGTGTCCAAGCCCTCGATCTTTGGGTATGGGATGAACCTTCAACATTGCAGAAACGAGGCCTTTGTTGGGCTGTCAGACAGTTATGAGGCATACTATCAAGCAGTTAGAAGATGTTGGCGATTCGGGCAAGCAAAACCCGTTAATGTTCATGTTATTACGGCAGAAACAGAAGGGGCGGTAGTCTCGAACATTCAGCGAAAGGAACGTGATTCGCAAGTAATGATTGAAGAAATGCTCAAGCATACTAAGGAGATTACTCGAAAAAATATTAAAGGGACTGAGCGAGAATCTACGGATTATCTACCACAACAAGAAATGATTATACCAGATTGGATGGTGCAACAATGAAAGTATTAGATCAAGTTGTTACAGATAGATACGCAATTTATAATGGTGACGCAATTGAAGTTATTCAAGGGATGCCGAGTGATTCAATCCATTATTCAATATTCTCTCCTCCTTTTGCATCATTATACACATACTCAAATTCAGAAAGGGATATGGGAAATTGCAAAGGGGAAGATGGTTTTTTAGCACACTTTGATTTTCTAATTAGAGAACTTTATAGAGTAATAATGCCAGGCCGTTTGCTCAGTTTTCATTGCATGAATTTGCCGACAAGCAAGCAACATGATGGATACATCGGGATTAGAGACTTCCGCGGGAACTTGATAAAAGCATTTCAGGATGCAGGATTTATCTATCATTCGGAAGTCTGTATATGGAAAGACCCTGTTACGGCGATGCAACGCACAAAGGCTTTAGGGCTTCTTCATAAGACGATCCGCAAAGATAGTTCAATGAGTCGCCAAGGAATACCTGATTATCTTGTAACAATGAGAAAGCCGGGTATTAATCCGGAACTAATACCGCATACGCATGAGAATTTCCCAGTGTCATTATGGCAAAGATACGCCTCTCCTGTATGGATGGATATTAATCCGAGTAATACCTTACAAAAAGATTCGTGCCGAGACGAAAAAGACGAACGCCATATTTGTCCTTTACAACTTGAAGTAATCGAAAGAGCAATTGATTTATGGACTAATCCGAACGATCTTATTCTTTCGCCATTTGCAGGCATTGGGTCAGAGGGATATGTTTCACTTAAAAGAGATCGGCGATTCGTGGGCATTGAGCTAAAGCGAAGTTATTATGACCAGGCCAGGAAGAATTTAGAAGTTGCAGTTATTCGGCAGGATGGGTTGTTTTAAGTGACCAATGTGTCCTAATGAGTCTAAACGACTACACAAGGATTATGGAGAAGGCGGGGGAGTAGATTGAAAGAGATTAAATTCAGGGCATGGGATAAGCATTGTAGGCAAGAAGGATTAGAAATGTATTCGTGGAAAGAAATATGCGAATCGCAAATGAATGACTTCTTTGACAATCATCAGGGGCGATATGAATTAATGCAATACACAGGATTGAAGGATAAGAACGGCGTTGAAGTGTATGAGGGGGATATAGTTAGAGGTAGAGATTCCTTCTTGGCTGGCTTTTCTCAAAAAGATAACCTTTTTGGCGTAGTCGATTTTCAAGATGGTTCATTCGTTATCAAGAACGATTATGTAACGCATTACCGGTGGATGGATTATGAGCTTGAAGTTATCGGCAACGTATTTGAGAATAGTGACTTGCTAAAATAGAGATTGAGAAGGAGGGGAATAAATGTTTGGCTTAAAGAGAAAGCCTGAACCAACATCAACTTATCATAGGCATAAATGCGAGTGTGGCAGTAAATTATTTCGGAATATATCGCCTCTTGGCATTGAAACTTGGAGTAATGGAAGAAAAACTATGTGGATTAGTGAGCTAGATATACGTTTTGAGTGCATCAAGTGTGGATTGCTTTATAATCGTTATGGGGAGAAGGTGGGGGGGGAGTGAAGATGAAAGAAAATTGCCAAACCTGTAATGACCCAACAAAATACATATCTGGCTTTTGGGATGGCGCAAAAGGCACAAGCGGGCAAATGTTCGATTGCAACAACCTGAACTGCGAGATAAAACAAGGCAGGAATAAAGCCATAAATACAGCAGAAGAAGAAAGGGCTGCAAGAATAATTCGTAGTAAATTGGATGGCAGTTATAAAAATGACCCGAAGATAACATTAGATTAGCAAAAACCAAAAGCCCTCTTTAATTAGAGGACTTTTCTATTTCAAGGGTATAAATTTCCCCGCAATCCCTAACGTCATAGCCTCATTTTCCCCAAACCTCGTCCGGTAAACAGTCGCAAACAATAGATTAGTTTCAGCCGTTGTCCTGTCAATCAGTGGGCCGGTAAACATTGAGACTAAACCTGATGGACTATGCCCAAGGATTCGCTGCTCTGTATAGTCGATGTAGGTTGCCTTATTGGGGTTGGTGCTGATTAAAACTGCTAAGGCTATTATTGCTAATGCTAAGGTTAATTTTTTCATGTTGTTGCCCTCCTGTTGAGTTACTGTGCCCTTGAATTTCGATAATATGCAAAAAAAATAAAGGCTAATGCCTTAAAGAAAGTCTGCGGGATTTTTGGTTACTCCATCTTTTCTAATTTCAAAAAGTAGGTGAGGTCCGTTTGAGTTGCCGGTTGAGCCAACCAACGCAATTACTTCTCCTTTTAAAATTGTACCGCCTTCCTTCGCTAAAACCTTTGAGCAATGAGCGTATAAGGTTTCCCATCCGTTACCATGGTCAATAATGACAGCCAATCCGTAAATATCATCATTCATTATCTTCTTTACTTTGCCTGGTCTGGCTGTATTGATAAAATCTCCTTCTTTGGAGGCTTAACTCCTTGGCATGGGTTATACTTTATCTTTCGATTCTTAGTTGCATCGTCGAATATTCTATTAAGAAAGGAATGTAGCTTGCCTATGGTATTTGTAGACAAGCCCTTTTTTACCTTGCCATTTTTAAGTTCAACGTCTTTCGCCTTCTCATTATAGAACTCTTGGACTTTCATGGGCAATATTTCTTTAATCTTCAAATTACCGAAAAAAGGATTGATATGAACCTTAACATACATTTCGTATAGCTGTCGTGTTGTTTCCTCTAAGTCGGTAGCATAAACTCTCAGCCATTTTTTCAAGTATTGTTCCATCGTGTCATTTGTTTCATTTAGATATAGGTTGTTTTTTATCTCGTATTCAAGGGAATTAACCTGAGTCCATAATTCTTTTTCTTGCTTTGCCTCGCTTTTGTTTGTGTCGCCGTAAAAGAACTTCTTCTTTCTTTTGCCGTCCCTGCCTTTTGGCAATTCAACTGTGCCAATCCACCGACCATCTTTTTTCCTTTTAAACACGCTACCCATCATTACCACTGTCCTTTAGATATTCAATATAAGATATGGCCTTATCTTTTTTCTCGTCAGATAATTCCGAGAGAGGATTATCTGTGTCAATCGGCCTGCGATCTTCTGTAAAACCGAATAGCCAATCAAGAGATACGTTGAAGTATCTCACCAGATTGCTCAGAGCTTTTAGCCCTGGGTCAACCAAGCCACGTTCATACCTAGACAAAAGAGACTTAGATAAGCCGGTTTGCCTCGCGACTTCCTCAAGGGATTCGTCCTTTTCGAGCCTTAATGTCCTGAGATTTTTGCCGATAATTTTAAACTCTTGCATATTAATCCCTCCATTATGGGGTACTTATATTATAGCATAAAGTTTCAGCTCTATATACATATCCTTTAAAAAAGTGTCATATATATATAATTTCCCTATTGTAAAGCCTTCCGTGTTGTGGTAGAATCAAAGTGTCGGATGTGACACGAAAGGGAGGTGATTATAGTATGGCCAATAAAACAAAAAAAATACCCTTTGCAAAAATTAAAGGGTTAAGGGCAGAGCGGCAAATGTCTATGGCTGATATGGCAAAGATTCTCGGTATGTCAGAGGGTTCTTACTTAGCTAGGGAAAACGGTAGCAAAGAATGGAAGGGTTCTGAAATGATTTTTATTGCACGGTATTTCAAGCAAACCTTAGACTATCTTTTTATGCCCTAAAGGTTTCTCATATGTGGCACGAAATGACGCGGGAAACAATTGATAAGGAGGGTGTATGAACGAATTAATCTCATCTGCCTCAGAGGTTGACCTTGGCGTAAACTCGCATGATGGGGTCGTAGTAGTTAGTAGTCGGCGCGTAGCTGAAATTTTTGGCAAGGAACACAAGAACGTGCTTGCTGCGATTGAAAACTGCGAATGCAGCCCCGAATTCTCACGGCTTAATTTTAAGCCGTCAACCTACAAGACTTCGCGTGGTAAGAGACAACCGGAAATATTGCTTACTAAAGATGGTTTTGCTTTTATCGTGATGGGGTTTACCGGGAAAAAGGCAGCACGTTTTAAGGAAGCGTATATAAATCGTTTCAATGAAATGGAAAAGGCATTAAAGGATCTCAATATTGCTCGATTAGAATATCCGGAGCTCACGGAAGCCATTAAGTCAATGCACAAAAAACCAATGTTTTACCACTATTCTAATGAAGCTGATCTCATTAACCAACTCGTTTTAGGCATGAAAGCAAAGGAATTCCGTGGGAAGCATGGTTTAGACAAAGGTGAATCAATTAGACCAAAATTAACCTCATTCCAAGCTGAAGCCATGAGGAAGTTACAACAGTTTGATATTGGTTTAGTGGTCGCGGTTCCCAATTATAAGGAACGTAAAAAGATTCTTGGGACTTACTTTATGCAGATGTATTTCCCAGAAACACTTAAAAGGCTTAATTAGAAAAATAACCTAAACCTGGACAAGCCCCGCAAGAGGAGGAAATAAATGCAAACAAAACTCATCTTAAATGGACGCTTCGAGGTGACAGACACCGGCGAAGTTTACCGGATCAAAAATGGCGTTAAGGTTCCTGCGACAATAACAATTTGTACTATTCATGGACGCAAATACGGGAATTTTTCTTATTACGAGAATCACAAGCAAAAATATATCTACCACCACAAGGCAATCGCGGAAGCATTTCTGTCCAACCCCAACGATTACCCACTGGTGAGATTTAAAGATGGGGATTCGCTAAATGTATGTGCTGATAACCTCGAATGGTGTACGCCGAAGCAGAAGACAAACAGGGATATTAGCGAGGGTAGAATGTTTGCCCATAAAAAATGTGCTTGTGGCGCACGAACACTGGTGAAGAATACTATTTGTGGGGATTGCAAAAGGGTTGAGGCTCAAAAGCGTAGACAAGAGATAAGCAAGCAAAGCAAAATCCTCAGTATCCAAAGGGAGTTAGGGGGAATAGATAAAGACTTGCTAACCCCAAGGCAATTAGAGGTGGTTGAGAAAAGACTTACAGGGCTTACTTATCAGCAGATTGCCGATGAGACGGGCGTAACAAGGCAATATATCCATGAGCTAATCAAAAACGCTCTTATGAAAAAGGCGTGTGCTTGCTAAAAAGTTGGCAAAGTAGGTGAGTTAAATTGCAGCACCAGAAAGCAGGGAATCTAGTGAGAAAAGACCAGCAACGCCGCCTAAAGTGGCAGGAAGCACAGAGAATTCAAAGCAAGGTAGTTAAAGCTAGTCCGTATGGTGTCAAGTTATCAGAAGGGCAGTTAAAAGCGTTTTCGGCGAGGTTGATTAAGTAGGGGAGGGACAAGCATGACTCACTCACAAGCAGTATTCTTGGCACATTGGGTAGGCATTTCAATAGCCTTTTGGCTTGGATGTGCTTATCAAAATTGGCATAACACTTGCGAAAAAAGAAAGGCTCGTAGACGGAGCAAACGTCTACAAAGCCTGAGAGAAAAATTCGTCAGTTAAATTATAGCGCAAAGTCTGCATTTTGAAAATGGGAGGAGAGATAGGCCAATGAAGAAGTTTGAACTAACAAGTGAATTCACATTAAGCATATTTGGAGTTAAATTGTTTCAGATTAAAGCTCTTGTTTCTTTCGCGAATGTCAATGCTGGCGAATTAGGCGGTTTTATCGAGACGGAAGATAACCTTAGTCAAGAGGGCAATGCTTGGGTCTCTGGCAATGCTGAGGTCTA